GAACTTTTGCTATTCTGTGATTGTGAGAGGGGATGAGGGCAGAAGCAGTGAGTAACTATGGGTTATCAGTTGGCTAAAGAGATATTATGCTCCGCCCTCATATATATTATAATTTTAAGCTTATGTATCTTTGTGTCTGGTGGGTGTTTTTAGATGTTTTGGATAGAGACGTAGAACCCCTAGCAAATGCTAAGGTTCGTCCTATCCTTTGTGTCCGGAGCCGTGTATTTTTTCCGTGGATACATATAATAAGTATAGTACTATATGCGGGTAACTTTATTGGAATCCTATACAATCCTAATGCTCGCTTATTTACCTTCGACTTGCTAGCTGCTTTGCATAACCCCTTCTTGTAACAGCTTTATTACGTAAGACCAAGAAGTATTAAACCAACCATCTTACACCTAAATATAAAACATCTTTCAAATTATACCAATAGTTTATTATATTATTATTATTATTTCAACCTTAAGGAGACTTATAAAATGGCATTTAAAAAGATTAAAGCTAAGATGGCTGCTAGAAAAAAACTTAAAACGTATAAAAAGAAAGTTAAAAGCAGTAAGCTTTACAAAAAAACTGCTGCTGGTGCAAAACAAAAGAAAATTGATGTTTTAGCAAGAAAAAGAAAATTAGGACTAGGTATTAAGAAGAATGTACAAAAAAAGATTAATAAGCTTTCAAAAAAGAAGCCTGCTAAAAAGAAAAGAAGTGGAGTAAAAACTCCAGTATATTCAAGTAAGAAAAAATATATTTAATATAATTGCAGGTAAAATGTCGAAACAAAACATTTGAAGTCTTTGATAAAGAAGAAGCTCAAAAACTAGGTATAAATTTTACTCAAGATTGGAGAAATTCTAAAAAAGGCGATTGGATACTTACATCTGATGATAAAGTGTTGCAAGTTTTAAATAAACGTATAACTAGTAAAAAATCACATAAAAAAGCAATTACTTTTATACGTATTGGTTATGGAGAAGTCCCAACTTACAAGCCAGGTATATTTTCCAGGGAATATAAAGACTGGCATTGGGAAAATGGCCATAAATACGATTTAATTAAAGATGTTAAGCCAACTTTGAAGCAAAGTATGTTTGTAAATAAGCTTATAGAGCTAGCAGACATAGATTCAACGGGTATGTGGAGTTATGAAAGTATTGTAAATGCATATCAAAATGTTTACAGAGATAATAATCCAACATCCTCATTGCAAAGAGGTTTACATATATTAAGAAAACAAAGGGTAAAAGAACATATGAGTAAATTAATGAAAGACAAGTTTGATGATATAGGCGTTTCAGATGAATACGTTGCTGTTAAATATAAACATTTTATAGAAGACGAAGATATTTCTGCTGGAGTTAGATTAAATGCATTAAATAAAGTCAGTGAATTGAAAGGTCATACTATAAAAGAAACTCAACAAATAGAAGGAACTTCTATATATGCATTATCAGATAAAGATAAAAAAGTATTAAAAGCAGCTTCTATCAAAATATCAGATACTCAAATAAAAGAGTTTTTACAAACTGGAGATAATGATGGCACAACTAAAAACAAAAGTTCCAAGTCTAAAAATGATGTCAATAAGATTAGACACAAAAACAAACGTATTAAAAGCAGCAGGAAAGAATCACATTCTGAATGAAAATGTTACTGGTATAATTTCTATGCTTATAGATGAGGTGAATGCATTAAATAGTTATTGCGAAGTTATTGCAGAAGCTGATAAGATAGGAATGTCTTGAACATATCTAAAACTCAAAAAGAAGCATTATTAAAAAGAATGTATGTAGATTTTTTCTTTTTTGCTAAATTTATTTTCGGAGACGAAACCCAGCCTATGAATTACCACGTAAGGAGCGAAAGTCCAGATTTTCATAGAGAAGTTATAAATAATTTAATGAAATTAGAAGAAGGAGAGAAAATTGCAGTAGTTGCTCCTCGTGGACACGCCAAAACTACATTATGTTCTTTATTATACCCTTTGCATAGAATCTTATTTAATGAAGAAAAATTTATTTTATTAATATCAGAGTCTGAAATGCAATCTAAGTATTTATTAGAAGCTATTGGAGACGAAATAGAATATAATGAAAAATTACAATTCTTTTTTGGTAATAGAATTGGAGATGTTTGGGGAAAAGAAGAAAAAGAAATAATTACAAGCTTTCATCCAGATGGTAGACCAGACGGGATATGCAAAATTATGGTTAGGGGTACTGGACAAAAAGTAAGGGGATTAAAATATAACGCCTATAGACCAACTTTATCTATTATAGACGATGGAGAAGGCGATGGAAATACTGGAACTCAGTTACAAAGAGATAAATTTAGAAGATGGATAGATACAGCGGTTGTTCCAGGCTCTGATGACGGTAAAATTGTGTTTGTTGGCACTATTGTAGATGAAGATTCGTATTTAAACAACGTAGCTGGAACAAAAGCTTACAATAAAGAAGGAAAAAGAGTAAGATTAGGATGGAAATCATTATTTTATCAATCTATAATGCAAAATACTGAAAATTTTCAATATGTTGCATCTGGAAGGGAGATTTTAGATGAAAACGAAGAACCAAAAGTACTTTGGCCAGATAGAAGGCCGTATTCGTGGTTATGTGCAAAACGCGACGAAGCGAAATCTAAGGGCGATGTTGGATACTTCTTCCAAGAATACCAAAATGTTCCTATGGATGATTCTTTTCGTATTTTTAGGAGAGATGATATTCAGCATTATTCTGGTTACTATACTCATAGTGATGGAATTGATTACATACATCTTAAAGATGGTGAAGAAACAAATAAAGTCCCCGTTAATATTTTTATGGGGGTAGACCCAGCATCATCTGAGAATATAAAAGCAAATTATACAGTAGTTATGGTTATAGCTGTAGACTCTAACTTTAATATATATATTATTGATTATTTTAGAGGGCAAGTATCTCCTATGGATGGAGCTGATAGAATTTTTGATTTATGTGATTTATACAATCCAAAAGCTGTAAACATTGAAGAAACTGGACACGTTATGTTAGCAGACTATATGTATAGAATATCTAAAGAAACTGGTAGGTTTTTAAATATAAACCCTAAAAAAGCTATACAAAAAAAGTTTTACAGAATTAAACAACTACAACCTATGTTTGCATCTAAATCTGTTTTTATTAAAGATGAGCATTATGAGTTAGAAGATGAGCTTTTATCGTTTAGAGAAGATGGAAATATGACTAAAGATACATTAGATGCATTAAGGTGGGCAACAGATGATATGTATAAGCCTAGAGTAGAAAAAAACAAAAAAGGAAGATGGCAAAAAAGAAGAACAGCGGTATCAACTGATTGGCAAACTGGACAAATTTTTAGAGCTTAAAATAAAAAAAGGTAGTAACATAGATATTTATTGTCTATTTTACAAGCATTAATTATGATAAAATTTAATAAACTGAAACTAGAAGAATTAACATCTGATAATATAAGAGATGAATACATTTTATATGATTCGTCTGCTTCTGATTATAGGTATCAAATGGCTGAAGACGAAGAATTTTATTTGGGAGAACAGTTAACTGAATCTCAAAAAGAATACTTACATAGTGTTGGTCAACCAGCAGAATCAAATAATAAAATTAGGCCAGCTGTTGAACAAGTTTTAGCAAATATTGCATCATCTGCACCAGAATGGGATATATACCCAGTAGGTAAAATGGACGGTGCTTTAGCATCTTTGTACAATGAGCTGGTAGATAATGTGTGGTTTGCTTCAGATGGAGATATACAATTTAGAAAAGTATGTAAAGATTTTATAGTAAAAGGTGTTGGTTATTTTTATATATATCCAGATTGGAATGAAGATGCTGGATTAGGGGCAGTTAGATTTAAAAGGTTTGCACCAGAGTGTGTTTATGTTGACCCTAATTGCACTTTGCCAGATTTTTCAGATGCAACGTCTATGATATATTCAGATTTACATACAAAGGAAAGTTTAAAAGTATCTTTTCCAGAAGTAGCTGATAAAATAGATGATGCTATGGAAGACCAAGATACAAATTATGAAAGCACTGGTAAATACTCTGCTGATGATATAATGGGTAGAGCTGACATACCAGATGACCATCAACCTAAAATAAGAAAATACATAAGATTTACTAAAGTAGCAGTCCCTTATGTTTTAGTTACAGAGACAACAACTGGGTTTAATCAATCTTACAATGAAGAACAGTATAAAGAATTGTCATCTGATAAAAATTATGAAACTTTATTAAAAGAAAACGCTATTACTGAAAAATTAACTTACCGAACGCATATAAGAGAAACTTGTGTTATAG